TGAGACAGGCATCAGATGCAAAATAAAGCCGGACCTCCGACGCGAGGACGGGTCGGTCTTCATAGATTTGAAGACGACGAAGTCATGCGAGCAGTTCGCTTTCGGGAAGCAGGTCTTCGGCGAGATGAGGATCGACATCCAATTGTTGATGTACGCGAAAGGAATCGAGGCGATCACAGGCAAGTTCCCGCGAAGGATCATCATCCTCGCGGTCGAAAAGGTTTGGCCGTACGAGGTCGCCGTGTACTCGTACAACCGAATCCAGCTCCAGCAGGCGGAGACGGACTACCATGCGACCCTGAAGAAGATCAGGCATGCGGTCGATCATAATCACTGGCCGATGAGACAACAATCGATCCAGCCTGGACATGTGCCGGAGTGGTTCATCAGAAATTCAGTTGAGAGAGAGGATATAGAGCTATGAGCGAACAAGAGGCGAAAGAAGAAGTGAAGACAGTGACAGTGAAGCCGATCGGCATCGGGTCCCATGGAGACTTGATGTTCAGCGACCACACTGAGTTGTCACGCGCAGCGAATTTGATGATGAAGTTGAAGATGGCCCCGGAGCACTTAAGGAAGGAAGGGGTCGAGGCCGTCGCGGCGGCGATGCTGTTCTGTCGCCAGTTCGGCCTCCCAGACAAGGCGATGGGTGAGATGGCGTGGGTGAAGGGGAAGCTCACACAGTTCGGATCCCTCGTGACCGCTCTGGCAGAGAGGCATCCACAATATGGGGACAAGCGGGAGTTCTTCCTGGACGAAGAGCAAGAAGTGATCTGCTCAACAAACAAGAACTTGCACAAGGCTGCATGGGCGGCGGTCTGTATCGTCAACAAAAAGGGCTCACAAATATCAAACGAGTACGTGTTCACCATTGATGACGCGAGGAAGGCTGGCCTCCTGTCGAACCCGACTTGGGAGAAATACACGAAGGACATGCTCATGCACAAGGCTCGGGCCAGGGCCCTGAGGTCAAACTATGCATCGGCATTAAATGGGGTTGCGTACCACGAGGATGTCATGGAAGCATTTGAGAAAGACGTGACTCCTCCGAAGGAGTCCATGGAGGATGTGATCAATGACCTCGCGACATAAAGTGCAGCCAAGGATCAAGAACAAGACCAGGCTTTACGCCCTTTACAAGTACGAATCAGAGGTCGGCATCGCTTCGTTCGACACTTGGCAAGAGTACATCGCATGGAAGACCGAGACCAAATGCGAGATCTGTAAATTGGTCAGGGGGTTCGAAAGGGACCCGGACCATGGTCGGACGTATGGATAAGCACAAGGCGCGAGACTTCTTGGCCGTGAAATACAAGAGGCTTGATGATCGCAGGGCGAATGAGAGGGAGATCCTCAGGGTCATGGTCGAGGAATGGCTCTCGAAGGGGAACAAGATCAAGTACATAACGACAGAGGAAATGGCCGAAAAATTCTCTCGTCCGAGGAGGCCCTTCCCAGAAATGAAATGGAAGACAGCATGATTTATGCTCAGATGTATTTAGTTTGTGGCTTTTTGTTCTACGTGATCATCACGACATACTATTGCCTAAAATATGGGAGCATCGGGAACTTCTGGGTCCCGAACAAGCCCTTCCTCTATTCATTGTCGGCCGCTACCTTGAGTCTTTTTGTCTCATTGATTGGATGGCCTTTTCTGATCATGGCCGAGTACATCGATCGCGAGCACAACAGCGAGCAGGAAAAAATCAACATGGTGAGGATGGATCGGGCCACCCGTCGGAGGATGCGGAGATGATCTGTGCCTCGACTCAAGACCTCGACTTCGCACTGGTCGCGAAGAAGGCCAATGACCTGATGACTGAGCTCAAGTCCAGAGTCGACTCGATCACGCGCAGAGGGGCATTCGAGGAATTGGATGACGAGCAAGGCCTCAAGTTCACGGCCGCGTTCATCCGCGGATTCTACATGCTCAAGATCCGACAACTCTACTTCCTCGACGATCGTGACAGCCTTTTCGCGATCCTCTATGTATCTGAGCAATTGGGATTCAACGAATACCCGATTTGACTCCTCACGCATACACTGCGCATGATCAAATCATGGACCTAACATTCTGGCTCAACGGATTCCCTCTACCTCCGACCGTCAACAAGTCACTTATGCCGATCGCCGGCAAGGTGAAGTTCACATCCAAGGGGAAGCCATATCGTCAAGGCAGGATGGTCAAGACGAAGGAATCGAAGCAGTACGTGCAAAGGTGCCTCCAGTGGGCCCTCATGAACAACGAGGCCGTCTCGAGGATGAAGGCGTCGCTGCACGATCATCGAAATGCACAGAACGCATCGGGAGAGAAATTCGCGCTCAGGGTCGATTGCTGGTTCGTGTTCCACGTGGAACGCTTGAACCATGAGAATGCTCCCGACGCCGACAACCGGCTGAAGCCATGCCTGGATGCCCTCAAGATGGTCCTGGAGCTTGACGACGTCCATTATTTCGCCTCATCTTCTGAGAAGGTATCAACAACCAAGAAGGAACAAGAATGCACGATCATCCGGATAACCCCGATGACCCCAAGAACGGTAGATCAGATCAGAGCCCAGATGATGAACGAGGCTATCTCGTCCAAAAGCTGAAGGTCGGCGACATCCTGATGGTTGGAGACTCAGCGATCCACGTGAATGAGATCGCATTCCGTCAGGTGAAGGTCGCGATTAAAGCGAAGAGGGATGTAAAGGTCCGACGTCTGCCTTAAGATAAGGCATAGGAGCACCAAGAAGTGGGCGGTAAACTCAAGAACCCTCGACATAGAAGATTCAAAGGATCAGGGCGTCTGCCGATGCTCGAGCTCGACCCGACGATCGAAGACAAGATCCTGAACGCCATAAAGATCGGCGCTCCAGTAGAGACTGCTGCCGCTTTTGCGGGCATATCGTATGATACAGTGAGGATGTGGGTGATCAAGGCGAAGGAGGACCCAGAGTCGCCGCACGCCGCATTTCTAGCGAAGCTGCATAAAGCCTTGAGCGAGTACGAGATGCGCGACATCAGCGTACTCGATGCCCACGCGATGGGACGACCAGCGAAATTCTTGATGAAGCCCGTCGTCGACCACGAGGGGAAGGTCATATTCGAGAGCCCAGGCAAGCCATTGATGGAGCCTGTGCTCAACTCCGAGGGAAACCCAGTCATCCAGCAGTCGGAGATCAAGTCCGATTGGAGGGCCGCGATGGAGCGATTGAGCAGGAGGATCCCGAGATCATGGAGACGGCAGGACTCGCTGAACGTTAACATGATCACCGACCCGGTCCTCACGTTTGACAACAAGGCACCTGAGACGAAGGAAGCAGTTTCGTTCGAACAACGAGTGGCGATCGCGATGCAGAAGCTGGAGGAGGATGTTTAAGGACCTCGAGCGCTTCTTTTTTCAATTGATCGAGTATGTGAACTTCTGGACCGTCCCCGAATATAGTATTTACTATGAGCGCTCGCGGCCCTATCGTAAACGAAACAGAGGAGGCCACATGGCTAAGGAAGATGTTGTAGCAACTCAATTGAAGTCCGTACAAGATGCTGAAGTTCAAGCCCTCGAATCAGCGCTCGGCGCGTGTTTCGATGCCGGAGCAGCTTCGGTCGTTGTGCCCGACGTTTCGGCACTGAACGCGAAGATCGCGCAGGACGCCGCTGACCTCGCAGCTGCACAGGCCAAGGCTCAGTCCGATCTGGCAACACTGCAAGCGGCTCTCGACGCTGAGACAGCGAAGGAGACGATGGAGGCGAATTCAGTCCAGGCATTGAAAGACAGAGTGACCGCAGTTCAGGCATCCCTCGATCAGATCAAGGCATTGATCCTCGGGACGGTCGCACCGGCGGCTCCGGCAGCTCCTGTCGATCCAGCTCCCGCAGCACCAGCAGCACAGTAAACAAAAATGGGGGCCATCCGTGGCCCTTGAAAATATTTTATGGGCAAGATGCGCTATGGACGAATATTATCTCGCCGCTGCGAAGCGGAATTGTACCAGATCACACCTATTTTTCACCCGGTACTTCTACAAAATGAGGACCGGGTCGAAGTTCATCTGCAATTGGCATCACGAATATATCTCAGAGGTCATCGACCGAGTGATCGGTGGAGAGCTCCAGAACGTGGTGATCAACGTCGCACCCGGTTCATCCAAGACTGAGCTCGTCGTCATCAACCTGATCGCCCGCGGATTGGCGTTGAACCCGAGGGCGCGGTTCTTCCATCTGTCATATTCGGATCAACTGGCCCTGCTCAACTCACAGATAGCTAAAGACATCGTCTCGAGCGAGGAGTTTCAGGCTTTATGGCCGCTGAGGATCGCTGGCGACACGAAGTCGAAGAAGCGATGGAACGTCGTCACTGAGGACGGAAAGAGGGCCGGCGGCGTCTATGCAACATCATTGTCTGGTCAAGTCACCGGGTTCCGTGCCGGGCACATGGAGCCGGGGTTCAATGGGGCGATCATTATCGATGACCCGCTGAAGCCGGAGGACGCATTCTCTAAGCTCAAGCTCGAGCAGGCCAATCGCAGGCTTTTGACGACTGTCGAATCCCGACGAGCGAGGCCCGACACACCGGTCGTCATCATCATGCAAAGGATCGCGGAGATGGATCCGGTTGGATTCATCGAGGCTGGCGGACTGCCCGGAAAATGGCACTTCGTGAAGATCCCCGCGCTGATAAGCATGGAGGCGATCCATAAGTTCATCCCCTGGGAGTATCGCCCGAAGTTGAACATGGACATCCAGGACAAGGATGGGCGCTTCTCGTACTGGGAGGAGAAGGAACCCGTGACGAAGCTCGTCCAGATGGAGCAAGGCGGGATCACCGACAAAACCGGGAACATGATCTCGAAGCACGTGTTCACTTCACAGTACCAGCAGAGCCCAGTCGCCATGGGCGGCAACGTGATCAAGGGGCAGGACTTCGTCAGGTACAAAATGCTTCCGGCGATCAAGTACAGGAAGATATATGCGGACACGGCACAGAAGACCAAGGAGCACAATGACTTCTCGGTGTTCGAATGCTGGGGATACGGCGCCGATGGTCGTATCTACTTGATCGATATGATCAGGGGGAAATGGGAGTCGCCGGAGCTCCGGAGGAGAGCGCGCGCCTTCTGGAACAAGCATCACGCGGTAGACTGGGAGGCCGGGCTCGGACTCGGTCAGTTGCGTGAGATGAAGGTCGAGGACAAGTCATCAGGCACGGACGTTATCCAATCCCTGAAGTCTGAGACTCCGATCATCCCGATCAAAGGTATTGAACGAAACAAAGACAAGTACACTCGAGTCCAAGACGCGTTACCATACATCGAAATGAAGGCCGTCTGCGTCCCCGAGGACGCTGAATTCACGAATGACCTGATAGCCGAGTGCGAAGCCTTCAAGGCGGACATGACGCATGCGCACGACGACCAGGTGGATCCGATGTTGGACGCGATCGAGGACATGTTGTCTACTCAGAACAAGATGAAGGTTTGGGAATCACTCGGAGGTTGAGATGAAGGTGGAAGCGCGGAAGGTGTTCGACGAGAGAACGATGGTCTTCGACGGATACGACAACTTCGTGTCGAAGGTCGGACTGAACAACGACAACACCCTCTCGGCCGGACTGTATGCGTTCAACTATGTGACGAGGAACCGAGTCCAGCTCGAGGCCGCCTATCGAGGTTCGTGGATCGTCGGTCAAGTCGTGGACTGCGTGGCCGAGGATATGACTCGCGCCGGGGCCACGGTCAGCACGAATGAGGCCGAGGAGGACATTGCCGATTTCGACGCGGCCGTCGTCCAGACCGGGATCTGGACATCTCTCTGCTCACTGATCAAATGGGGGCGACTCTACGGCGGTGCGATCGCTGTCCTTCAGATCGATGGGCAGGCGCTGGACACACCACTCAACATCAACCGCATCAGGAAGGATCAATTCACCGGGCTCGCGGTCTATGATCGTTGGCAGCTGAACCCATTGGTCGACAAGATCATCAAGGATGGACCAGAGATAGGATTGCCCGAATACTACCAGATCGTGACGACCGCTCAGACGACGACTCCCGGAAATCAGGCAGGCCAAGAAGCTGCATTCGCATCCGGATTCCTCACTGTCCATCACTCACGTGTGATCAGGAACATCGGCATCGAGCTCCCATTTTTCCAGGCGATCACCGAGATGCTCTGGGGAGAATCGATCCTCGAACGCATGTGGGACCGATTGATAGCGTTCGATGACTCGACGATGAGCTCCGCGAATTTGATCGAGCGGGCGAACAATCGCACTGTGAAGATCGAGAACCTGCGAGAGATCGTCGCCATGGGCGGAAAGGCGATGGACGGGCTCAAGGCTCAATTCAGCATGATGAGGCAGTTCCAGACTAACGAGGGACTCACCATCCTTGATTCAAAAGATGAGTTCTCGACTTCCAACTACACATTCACTGGGCTATCAGATCTCCTGATTCAATTCGGGCAGCAGCTCTCCGGGGCCGCGAACATCCCATTGGTGCGATTGTTTGGACAATCTCCCGCTGGCATGAACGCAACCGGTGAGTCCGATATCAGGATGTACTACGACTATATCTCAGCACAGCAGAACGCGAAGCTCAGGCTCGGACTCGACAAGATCTTTAAGGTCCTTTGGATGTCGACGTTCGGGACGAAGCCACCGAAAGATCTCAAGTTCACGTTCGTGCCATTGTGGCAGATGTCTGCGATGGATCGCGCAGCTGTCGTGAAATCGAACACCGAGACGATCATCGGTGCGCACGACGCCGGCCTGATCACGACTGGGACGGCTGTGAAGGAACTTAAGGACCAAGGAGCGGAGACCGGTATGTTCACGAACATCACGGATGAGGAGATCCAGGAGGCCGAGCAGGAGCCTCCACCGATTCAAACTGAGGAGCCGCCTCCATCGCCAAAGGCGGACAATATCGCTTCGGAAGAGTACTATCCATAACCGAATTGAACAGGGGGAAAGATGTCATCAATCACATTCGCCGTACGAGGCGATGCGGTCGCTCCGAGATACTCAACCGGTGGCGCCAATTATGGGCAATTCATCGACAGCGGGAACATCCCATCGATCTCCGACGGCACCGCCATCGGTGGATCGGTCATCGATCAGTCGTCCGGGGCCAATGCGCATAATGGACTCTTGTACCAGGGCGGGGTGAATCTTCCTGGAGGGACTGCGTTCTCGATCCTCCTGCGTGCTAAGCGCGTGGGCAACTATGACATGGCGATGTTCGGATTCAAAAACATACTGGATAACTTGAGGGATCGATTCGCGATCCTGCGGTCTACGAACGGCAATATCTATGGGGTCGCGGAGAATCAGGTCGGTGCCGACATCCTGAGTTTCCAGCAGATTGGCGGAGTCGAGTTCGACACCGGATCGTGGGGAGACTACGTCGTGACCTGCACTGGCGACACGACTACGAACGGGTTCAAGTTCTGGAAGAATGGGACGATGGTGTTCCAGGCCACGCTCTCGAACCCATTCACGGCGCCGCCGAACAACTATTTGATCGTGCCGGCGCTCGGATACGGATCCTTCGAATTGTGCTCGATGTACACAAACGAGTTCGTGATCTGGGACTACGTGATCGACCCGACGAATGTGCAGCTCGAATCTGGAGCAGGGTCATTGAATGGGCCATCGAGGACATCGTTCGTCCAGGTGGCGGCGTTGAATGGTCAGTCATACTCGGTGCCATCGGCGAGTCAGATCAAGCACGGAGTTTCCTTCACGAACGCAGGTGTGACCGGGACTGGGACCTACAATGGATCCGATCTGTGGAGCGATCCAGGGGCGGCGAACGTCCTCGCGGGCGTCACGTACCAGGCGAACAGCCTGACCCCGAACATCACGGGCACTCTCACGTCCACGGACCCAGGTGTCTCCAACGTCAAGAGCGGCGTCACATACGAGATCAACTCAGTCAGCAAGACGGGGACCTACATCGCGTCCGAATTGTACTCCGACCCAGGCGTCGCGAACGTGCTTCTCGGCACCACCTATCAATATGATTCTTTGACCCCGAACCGGACAGGGACTCTCACGAGCGTTGATCCTGGGGTCTCCAACGTGATCCAAGGCGTGGACTACGAGATCAACAACGTCGCAAAAGTGGGCACGTTCATCCCAGTGACGAACACTCTGAAGCTCGCGACTCTCGGGACCCCGACTGGTCAACCAGTCAACTTCAGCCAGGGTGATCAGGTCGTCCTGCATTTCGTCGCGACGGATGGGAATGGTCAGCCATTGAACATCTGGGGAGCCACGCTGACGACGAAGCTGAAGAAGGCCGATCAGACGATCCTCGATATCCCGAACAGTCAGCACACGATCCTCGACCAAACTAATCCTACGACCGTGGGTCAATTCCTCGTATCGTTGCTGAGCTCCGATTCGACCCAGGTTGGAGTCGGTCAGCAGAAGGACATCGTGACCGACGTTGATCAGGGATCGACCGTCGTCTATTGTCACGGAACCGGCATTCTGAATGTATTTTCCAATGATCCAGCTCAATAAAGGAGGGCAAGATGTCAGAAGAAATTAAAAAGAAGATGCGAACTATTCACGTCACGGTACAGGAGAAGGACGACGGGAAGAACTTCCAGTTTTATTTGACCGGGGATTGTGATCGGATCGGTCGTATACCCGACGATCAGCTCGATCCAGTCGAGTTCGTCGCGAGCCAAGTGTTCAGGGCTGGGCTGAGGTTCTTGCAGAGCTCGGGCGCCGTGCAGGCCGCCAAGCCGAAGATCATGATGGAGCCCTGATGAGGAAGCTCACGCTCGACGCCATCGCGAGGAAGAACAAGTTCAAGACCAGCAACTCGGCTGAGAAGGAGTTCTTCAGGGCGCTCAAGCAACTCGCAAAGAACGCGAGCCATATCGTAGACGCCCATGCCGAAGGCGCGAGCCTCAAGGATCCGGAGCGGATGATGAAGGTCCTCTCCGAATACAGCGAGGCGATCACACCGTGGGCGGTCAGGCAGGCAGAGAAGATGCTCGAGGCCGTCCAGAAGTCCAACAAAAGGGCGTGGGCGATCCAGTCCCAGAAGATGTCAAGGGAGCTCAAGGAGGGTGTCGCCGCGAGAGAGACTGGTCAGACCGCGAGGTTGCTGCTGAACGAACAAGTGGCGCTGATCAAGTCGATCCCATTGGAGGCCGGACTTCGTGCTCAGAAGATAGCGGAGGAGAATTTCTTCGAGGGCAGGCGCGCCGTGCCGGATCAATCGGTGATAGATCAACTCGTCAATGAGATGGGGATGACCGAGGAGGTCGCTGTCAACAGGGCTCGACTGATAGCGAGGACCGAGACGGCGAAGGCGAACGCATCAATCCTTCAGGCGCGTGCGACGTCGCTTGGTGTGACCTCGTACGTGTGGAGGACGACGATGGATGGTGCGGAGCGGGAGTCACATGCTGAAATGAATGGCGAAGTCGTCGAGTATGCTCATCCACCCACGCTCAGCGATGGCATGACCGGACACGCAGGCAACTTCCCCAATTGTAGATGCTGGCAGGACCCCATTATCCCAGGAATCGATTCTGATTGACGACGAATTGGGTCACATAGAAGATCAAGCCTGGAAGTCAAAAACCAGGAGGATCCATGCGTTCAATCATCACGACATTGTTCTTGCTCGCAGGCGTGACCGCGGCGGCGGCCACGATCAACGACATGAGCCTCACGAACCAATACGGTGAAAAATCTCAGAACCAGATCGTCAGCGTGTCCGCCAATGGTGGTGCAACGATCGGGGCAGCGATCCCCACTGCGAACGTGACCGCGAAGCTCTTGACCGGACTCGGTGCCGGCACGAACGCGGCAATCGCATCGACCGACACCATCCTCGAGGCATTCGCGAAGCTCCAGAATCAGCTCAACAACAAGGCAGTCGTCGTCGAATGCGCAGCTGGCTCGGGTGGAGCGGCATCAGAGGCGCTCACATGTACCGGCCTCGCGACCACTGACACCATCCTCGCAGTCACTCAACGGGTCGCAGGATCGAACAACGTGGCGATCATCGGTTACTCGACATTGATCACGAATGGTCTGACGGTCACGTACACTGCCAACCCAGGCGCCGGCTCGGTCATCCGAGTCCTTGTGAAGCATTAATTCATGACTCCAGAACAGCTTGAGCACAGGCTCAAAGAACTCGCTGAGATGAAGAAGATCACCGAGGAAAGAATCCGTCGTGCGACTCAAGAGTATCACATCGTGTGCGGCCAGGAGATGGAGATCATCCTCTGGCTGAAGAGACACAAGGAGAACAAGACTTGAAGTACTACGCGACCAAGATTTCGGAGAACATCAGCGAGACGCCCGAAGGGTATCTGCTCTGCCGGAATGTATCTATCGCCCGCACCGGATGGCAGGACTACGCCGAAGGCGAGACCCCCATCCAGGCGAAGAACGGGAAGGTCCGCATCTTCAGGTCCGAGAAGGAAGTGTTCTCACCGAAGACGATCGCATCATTCGAAGGCAAGCCATTCACGGTGAAGCACCCAGATGGGTTAGTATCAACCGAGAATTGGAGAGACCTCTCGCACGGGCATTTTCAGAATGTCAGGCGCGGAGAGGGAGAGCAGAAAGACGACCTCGTCGCCGACATCCTGATCATGGACCAGGATGCAATTTCGCTTGTGCGCGACGGGATGCGAGGCTTATCGTGTGGATATGAGGCTGACTACGTCGAGACCGGTGACGGCGAGGGTGAGCAGAGGAACATCATCGGAAACCATCTCGCACTCGTCGATGAGGGCAGGGCTGGTCCAACGTACGCAATCAACGATCATATAGGAGAGTTCATGAACAAGGCATTGGCTGACAACCTGAAGAGACTGTTGGGACAAAGCATCGATGAAGCAGTGACTTCCTCAAAGAAGCCCGTCGTGGACTCAAAGGAAGAGAAGCCTAAGGAAGAGGCTAAGGACATGGTCAGCATGGATGAAGTGAAGAAATACTTCGACGCGATCATGGAGAAGATGGACAAGCTCCACGGAGCGAAGGACGCCGAGACCAAGCCGAAGGAAGACGAGCCGGCTGAGCCTAAGGTGGAGGACGCCGAAGTCGAGTCTGGCCTCGAGGGTCGCCTGAAGGCACTGGAAGAGAAAGTTTCAAAACTCCTCGAGCGTGAATCCGCTGAGGAATCAGTCGGAATGGACGAAGAAGAAGAGATGGAAGACGAG